CCAATAATCCGCAAATCGCATTTTAAGTTTGGTATTTGCCATTGGCCTGCTGTGAAGCACGCGGATGGTGTGCCGTCGGCATTAAAGCCCCCGCTTCTTTTGGATACAATCAAACGACCATGAATAAATATCTTCAAGAGCTCAAAGACAAAGGACTGGTGCCTTTACGGCTCGACAACAACACGGTGCTTTGGGTTACACCCGACAAGGCCAATGAGAAGTACAAAACACGCTACCTCAAGAATGCCGAGAGGTCGCGGAGGATGGCATTGAATTTAGATTAGTTATGAATTACGGATTACCTTATAAGGGTTCTAAGAATAGTATTGCGAAATGGGTTATTTCGAATCTTCCCGCGTCGCATACGTTCGTGGATTTGTTCGCCGGAGGATGTGCGGTAACTCACGCTGCCATATTGTCTGGTAAATTCGGACGTTTCATTGCAAACGATATTACGGAATATCCCCAAGTCTTCCGTGATGCCATCGATGGGAAATACCGGAATGAATGTCGATGGATCAGTCGGGAGGATTTCCTCCGTCTCAAAGATGACGACCCCTACGTGCGTCTTTGCTGGAGCTTTGGGAACGATATGAAGACATATATGTATGCTCCGGAGGTTGAGCGGTTCAAAAAACACATGCACGCGATATTTTCCGCGGGAACGCCCACGAGCGCGCGGTTGGCATGGAAAGGATTTGTCCGGGAATTTGCAAAAGTCCGTGATAAAATAGGAGAGCTGACGCAAAAGGTGCTGAAGTTGTGCGCAGCGTGCGACGTGGCACCTCAATACAATGCGGACGGCACATTGAATACAAAGGCGATACATACAGATGTTTTTCGGGTTAAATCAGCGTATTTGCGAAAATATTTACAGAACGCCCTGAAATTATCCGGTCTTACGAAAAAAGATGTCGACCGACGCCTTGGGAATTATATGGGTAGGCATTATTTTAGCGAATCTCAATGGATGTTGCCATCCTCTGAACAATACGAGAAGTTGCAAGAAATTTTACCGGCGTTAACTATTCCGTGGGCGCCCTTAAACGAAAGTCTGCAAAGTCTGCAAAGTCTGGAAAGACTGGAAAGTCTGCAAAGTCTGGAAAGTCTGCAAAGTCTGGAAAGACTGGAAAGACTGAAAAGTCTGGAAAGACTGAAAAGTCTGCAAAGTCTGGAAAGACTGAAACTGTCCCGAAAGGATTACAGCGATGTTGCTATACCGCCGGGCGCGACGGTATACTGCGACCCGCCGTATGCTAACACGTCGGGGTATATCGACGATTTCGACCATGAACGATTTTATAGATGGCTGCGCAGCATGGAATTCCCGGTGTTCGTTTCGGAATATTCCATGCCGGACGACTTTATATGCTTTGCGAGTATTGACAAAGCATGCACCTATTCATCATCAAAAACGATAAAACGCGTAGAAAAGATGTTCGTACACGAGCGGTGGGCGGATGCTGTGAGGCGTCCGGATGATAATGTTCAGGGGCGGCTGTTCTAATCCTCCCTGCGTCGCAATAGTATTACCGCCATAGTAGTATTGTCGGCTGGCGTCCTATCTACGAATAACCCCTAAAAGTAAGAAATTATGGATGACATTACCCGCGTCTGCCGCAAATGCGGGCAGGAAAAGCCGTTGGAAGAGTTTGCGAAGAATAAGGAATGCGTATTAGGTCATAGCCATATTTGCAAACAATGCAAGGCGGAGCAGTCCCGTAAGTGGCACGCAGCCAATTTCGAAAAGGCGCGGGAAAATAACCGTAAGTGGCACGCAGCCAATTTCGAAAAGGCGCGGGAAAAGCACCGTAAGTGGCGCGCCGCTAATCTCGAAAAGTGCCGGGAGTATGACCGCAAGTATTACGCGGCCAATTCCGAAAAGTGTCGGGAGTATGACCGCAAGTATTACGCAGCCAATTCCGAAAAGTGTCGGGAGTATGCCAGAAAGTATTACGCAGCTAATTCCGAAAAGGCGCGGGAAAAGCACCGTAAGTGGCGCGCCGCTAATCTCGAAAAGTACCGGGCGAATGCCAGCAAGTATTACGCAGCTAATCTCGAAATGTACCGGGCGTATGACCGAAAGAAACGCGAGAATCTGACTGACGGGTATTTAATGGATAAACTAAAGCGCTGCAACCTCCCCGTAACCCCCGAAACAATCGACTACAAACGTATTCAACTAAAGTTATACCGAGAAATCAAAAAACAACAAAACGATGAAAGAGATTAAGAACATCCGGGAATTGACGGCCGATTTGGGCCGCGTGTATGCAGAGCTTCGGGCACGAGAGATCGAGATCAAAGAGGCATCGGAGATTGCTAACATTGCGGGTAAGATCATCAACGGCGCAAAGGCTGAAATGATGTACCGAATCGCCCGTAAGGAGAAGCCGTCGATACCTTTTTTCGATGCCGATGGCAAATAATTTTGCAGATTCGAAATGATTTTCTATCTTTGCTGTTGCGACAGAACTACTTTACGTAGTCATTAGAAATATACGAACGTCTTTTGGGCGTGTTCCCGTTGCACTTCTACGCTACGTAGTTGTGGTTCTGTCGCAAGAATTAGGGGGCACGCCCTCTTTTTATACCATACATTAACCTAACTTGTGTTCAACAAATGCGACAGAACAACACAAGTGGTACCCGGGTAAATAACACCCAGACCACACCGCGCGCGAAGAAAAGCCGCACCGCATTCTACCGTTGCCATCTGAAGGCCAACAAACCCCTATTTTCATCTGATAGGGTCGATTACACCAACGTTATCCGCGCCACGTGCGAGGAGCATGCTTTAGGCTGTTTCCTTGCTCAGTTCCGCGTGCTCTATCCCGCGTATGCTGTCGTTGTCGGCACCATACTCGTAAGCCGGGTATTCCCCTCCAAGTCCAACCGTTAAAACAGGCCGCTATGGCACATCTTATCACCTTGTTGGCGTTCATAGCGCCGATTGCCGTGGTATTCGGCTGGGTGCTATCCAATCAGCACCGTACAAGTGAGATTGGAAAATTGCTAACCTCAATATTCGAAAGCCATGAATGAGTTTACGGAAATCACGGTTAAATGCGTGTGGACGACGATAAAGGGGCGCATTTGGCGAGCCCAATACCGCCTGCGGTCAAAGGCTGTCCGGATACAATCCAAGGCCATCTACCGGGCATTGAAGAACGAGAACAAGCCCCGTATTTACCGGGTTGAAATACGATAGCCCATGAACACGCAATATTACACGACAACCACGTCCCCGGTGCTGACGTTCGAAGAGTATCATGATATTCCGAGCGAACATATAACTGGCCAGCGGTCGACATTCTCCCAGAGGGCCAGAACGCTGATGGAGGTAGACCTAAAGTTGATTTATCGGGCTATCCGCGAAGCCATTCAGAAGGATATGCGCGGTGATGAAGACGGCCGGGTCTATTCGGTTGCATACAAAATCTATGACATTCAGGCGAGGCATCACTATATGCCTGTTTATGAACGCCGATACGATGTCTTCGCCGGATGTTTCGAGGAGGTGCAAACCGGGTGTGAAGACAGCATCGAGGTTATTAATGTCACCGATATTGACGGCCGGATATGGCCCGGGCATATGGCCCGGTTGAAAAATTACGCAAAACGAAACAATTTATAACAATGAGGACAATCATTGAAGTTGCCATTGGCAACATTACCATCTTTAGCGCGAAGTACTCACGACGTCTTGCGGATAAAGAAATCCATAAGGTTGTGCGTGAAGGGTGCATAGGCATCGACCGGAGCAAAGCCGTGATAACCATTAAATACGAGTAGGCTTATGAAAGAGTTAATCGCTATCCAGTCGGAATTGAAAGCTCCCAAGGGGCAGTATAACAGTTTCGGGAAATACAAGTATCGGAGCTGCGAGGATATTCTCGAAGCAGTCAAACCGCTGCTCAAAGCGCATGAATGCGCGTTGAACCTTTGCGATGACATTGTCAATGTCGGCGATCGCTACTACGTGAAAGCCACGGCGCGCATCACCAACGCCTCCGGAGAATCGGCGACGGCCACTGCTTTTGCCCGTGAAGATTTCGACAAGAAAGGGATGGATGGGGCACAAATCACCGGTACAGCGTCGAGCTACGCTCGCAAATATGCCCTTAACGGGTTGTTTTGCATCGACGATACAAAAGATGCAGACACGGACGAGCGGCGAACCGAGAATACCAACCGGGTAGCTGCGCAAAGTGCAAAAACTGTACAATCCACTGAGACCCCGGCCAACGCTCCGGCACCTGCCCGCAAACGAATTACTATGGAACACCTGGATGACCCTATCACCTGCGATCAGCTGCTGAAATGGATGTACGGGGTTCTCACGACTGACAACTATGCCGCAGATTTTGACGCAGGGGCACGCCTGCTGAAATACCGCGACGCCGATGCCGAAGTCGTGGATCGCTTCTCGGCGCTCTTCGAATCATATCGTCAGGCACGCAAAAATGCAAAGTGATATGGAAGCACAGGTAATGTTGCTGCGGGAATCGACGCCCGCCGCCGAGCTGGCCGCCCGGGCTATCTCCTCGGTTGTAAACGGGGAGGTAGACCCGATCACGGCTCACATCAATATCAGCCGTATGGAGGCCGCCATCAAGCTCTTCAAGGAGAACACCTACGTGCGCGACATCACGCTGCGGGAGCTTGCCAAATACGGCAAATCGCACCAGTTCGGGGACTGCCGGCTGGAGGAGGCCGAATCGGGCGTAAAATACGACTATTCTATGTGCGGCGACAGCAAACTGCGAGATATGTATGAAACGCTTGAAGCTTTAAAAGTGGACATCAAAGAGCGGGAGATGATGCTGCGCAGTATGCCTGCATCGGGCTTGGCGGATCCGGAGACGGGGGAAGTGTTGTTCCCGCCCGCCAGGTCGAGCAAGACTATTATCAAGACTACTTTTAAAAAACCACTGCAATGAATGTATCCAATTCCGATATGCGCAGGGTGATTCGGGCGATTGATATGCTTCGTCCGCTCCCTGAACAATCCACGCGCGAGTGGGATGCCATCCGCAGGTTAAAAATATTCGCCAAAAAACAACAACGAAAATATGGTAAACAAGGTCATCATCATCGGGAATGTAGGTTCTGATCCCGAAGTTCGTGTATTGGACGGGGGCGCCAAGGTTGCCAGCCTGAGTGTGGCGACGACCGACCGTTACACCGACAGGCAAACAAAAACCGTAAAGGAGATAACGGAGTGGCATCATGTGGTGGCGTGGCGCAATACCGCGGATATCGTGGATAAATACGTGAAGAAGGGGGCGCAGATTTACGTCGAAGGTCGGTTGCGAACCCGCGACTATACCGACCGAGATAGCATCAAACGATACATCACGGAGATCATGGCCGATACGGTCAGGATTTTGGGGCGCAGGGAATCCCAGGCTTCATGCACCTCTACTACCTCCCAAATGCAATCTGACCCCGACGATCTTCCCTTCTAAGCCATGGATACATCTGAACTTAAAGAGATCGAGGAAATGCAGCTCTTCATTGAAGCAGAACCGCCTACTGAGCCGCAGGCAATTTCACAGCGCATGTCAGAACTGAGTGTGCGTATGGCGCGTAGCGGCTATCTCCTGTCGAAGGCGAAATACGAACAGGAGTTGGCGATGCTGAAAGCCTCCCGGCTGAAAGACCTGATACCTCTGGCGCCGAGTATCCAAAAAGAAATACTTCGGGCGTCCTGTGCCGAGGAGAACAAGGTCGTTAACATGCTCGACAGGATCAACCGCACGTGTGCCCATCAAGTAGACATACTACGTACGCAACTGAGTTTCGAGAAGGAGCAGATGCGCCAAATAGGCTATAACGCATGACAGATTTAGAACGGGAATACGACCGTGTTTTCAGCCTTTTTATACGTCATCGAGACTGTCCGGGTGGGCGAGGTTTCTGCATCACCTGCGGGGCGCCCATAGCGCCTGAAACATGCGATTGCGGGCACTATATAGACCGAGCTCACAGGTCTACGAGATGGGACGAAAGGAATTGTCACGCCCAATGCAGGGTTTGCAACAGGCATTCTGCTGGTCGCATTGGAGTTTACCGCCAAGTACTGATCCGAAAATACGGACTTGCAGTCGTTGAAGAACTTGAACGCAGTAAGCACAGCGTATTCAAAATGTCGAGGTCGGAGATGTCCGATAAGATCAATTATTACAAACGATTAATTCGCAATGTGTAACACTTCAAATAACAGTTGGATTAAGATGTACCGCAGCTTCCTCGATTGGGAGTGGTATCCGGATACGAACTGCGTACGGCTGGCATTGCATTTCATTTTGAAGGCAAATTACCGGGCCAAGAAGTGGAAGGGTTTAATCATTGACCGCGGACAATTGGTAACCAGCAGAGGACAGCTGTCCGAAGAGACAGGACTTTCGGAGATGCAAATACGCACCGCAATAGACAAGCTGGATAATTGCGGGTTTATAACCAAGTCGGGAACACGCAAATATACTATCATAACTGTCTGTAATTATGACTTATACCAACAAGCACAGGATGGTTTTGATAATGGTTGTCAACCAACAGATAACCAACAAACAACCAGCAAACAACCAACAGATAACCAACAAATAACCACAACTAAAGAATATAAGAAAGAAAGAATAGAAGAATATACACACACACTGGTAGATACTAAAAAGGGGGTTGTAGGGGGAAAAGAGACGGAGGCCGTGGAACTCATAGAATGGATCGCCACGAACGCGCCATGTATTGCTTCGATGCCCGAGCCCATAACTGCAGCACAGGCCGTGTGGCTGTTGCAGGACTACAACGTGAAAGATATTCGCCGATTGATAGCTACCATGCAAAGCAAGCAGGCATACCTCAAACACACGAATGCCTATACGGCTTTTGTCAGTTACGCAAAACTCGACAAGGCGCTTAAGGATGGCGGGCCGCCAAGTGTGCAATCCGGGGAAAAGTATTACACACGGGATGAAGCAATGGCCTACATTCGATTCCGTCGTTTGGGCGGCTCTCTTAAAGATAATTTCACTCTTGAGCGTGTGAATGGGGTGTATTTGTGGCGCTTGAAAGCCTCAGTCCCCTCAGTTAACCTTTAACGAATAAAAGATGGATAACAATCAAATAATGAGTTGTCAAGAAGAGTATATTTCTCGGATAAAACATGAGCTTTTGGGATTTTTTACCACGGATCAAGTATGCCGTATTGTTGAATCCCTCTTACTTGTTTGCTCAGATTATCGTATTGAAAAACATTCAACCTCTATAGTTTCGTATCAACCGGAATGTATTTCCGAAGCACAATTTGTCGTTCAGAATTTTTTAGTTGCCAAGTCGGTCGAAGGATTCAGTCCTCGTTCAATAGCGTATTACCATCAAATTTTAAAGCAGTTTTTCGCCTCGACGACCACCCAGTTTCCGAATCAATCACTTAAATGCATCAGTTCGGATGTTGTGCGGTGGTATTTGGCCATGCGTAGTGTTTTGGGCAAAGTCAGTAAAGTGACACTGAATAATGAACGACGTGTATTATCGTCTTTTTTTTCATGGGCATCATCAGAGGGATATGTTCAGGTCAATCCGATGCTTAAAATAAAATCTATTCGAGTTGATAAACGAGTAAAGGAACCCTTTACGGATGACGATATGGAAGCTATCCGGGGCTCTGTCAGAAATAATTTTGAACATGCTCTGGTAGAACTTCTTTATTCAACAGGGATTCGCTGTTCGGAGTTGGTTCAAATACGCATTAGGGATATAGATTTTCAGAATATGCAAATGAAGGTTTTGGGGAAGGGCGGTAAAGAACGCTATGTGTATTTAAATGCCAAAGCGAAACGGGCCGTTCTGGCACATATGTCACATGGTCACGTAGATTGTTACCTTTTTCCTGCATCTCGGTCATCGAATCATATATCCACATCTTATGTTCGGCAGGTTCTGCATGATATAGGGAAGCGGGCCGGTGTCTCAGACGTACATCCGCATCGTTTCAGGCGGACTACCGCATCCATGGCTTTGAGTCGCGGAATGCCGATAGATCAAGTACAAAAATTATTAGGTCATTCGAACATTGAAACAACGACGTTGTATGCTATTACGGATGTTGAAAATGTGAAATCAAGCCATAAAAAGTATTTGAATTGATGAAACAGCTATGTGACATATTGGGAGCCGAAACCGTAGATTCTATTCCATATCGCCTAAATGAAGTTCTTTTTTACGGCGATTCCGACCGGGATCCTATTTACCGGGCTATATGTGATATGTATGCGAATGATTTAAGCTATGATTGGTTTTATGATTTTTATCAGAGCTTGTACGCACAACGCAAGGATTTGAAACAGGACTTTACGCCAAAATCTATTTCGGATGTCCTGTTGCGTATATCTTCGTCAGATTCAGCCAAAATCACCTATGAGCCCTCTGCCGGCACCGGGTCTCTGTTGATACGTCATTGGTGGAGATCGCGTAACAATTATTCGCTATTTAATTACAGTCCTATTGATCACATTTACATTTGTTCTGAAAAATCAAGTCGCAGCATTCCTTTTTTATTATTCAATCTCAGCGTTCGTGGTATTCAAGGTGTTGTATTTCATGAAGATACTTTAACAGAAGAGTGCTCGTCCATATACTTAGTAGCAAACATATTAAATAATCCCCTTTGTTTTTCACAAATAATTCGATTGAAAGATGAAAAAAACGAATATAAAATACTCTCCACAAGAGGAGGCGATGCTCAAGGAACTTTATTCTGACATGCAGAATTCCAATATATCTATTCTGCTCGGTCGTTCTGTGAATTCCATTGCTAACAAAGCATCTCGTTTGGGATTGAACAAGTCTAAATTGCATCTTCATAAAATAGCTGCTATGCCCAATAAAGGTAAATATAAATCAGGTCATGTGCCTCATAATAAAGGACGTCGCCAGCGGGACTGGATGAGCATGGCGGCTTTGTCTAAATGCACAGCAGCGCGTGTGCATCGACGTAAAAATACCCAAGGATATTTGGCTAAAGGTGTTCTGATTAAAAGAATAGACGGAAAGCTACGTAATGTGGCTCGCCATATCTGGGAGATTACTTTCGGGGCAATACCCGATGGTTATGTTGTGCATCATCTCGACGGCAATCTGCGAAATGTGAGCATAGAAAATTTAGAGTTACGTCGTAGGGGATGGAACTTAGGATACGACAGCGTAGCCGTAAAACAAAGTATTGCTTCTCGTCGTGCAAAGGCTCAACGCTGTAACTACCAAGGTAAATCAATAACAGAATGCCGATCTTATGATACAGATTGCATGCCTAATCCCATGGAGTTTATTATAAAACAGCAAAAATTATGACAGACCAAGTAACGAGCATCGAGCAGTCGAAGCGGCTGATCGAGTTGGGAGTGCCCGCAGATAAGGCGAGCATGGTATGGGAATGGGGATGGGTTTGTGGTACAGTGGACGAAGAAAACTATGAGCTCAAAATTTGGCAGGAGTGTAAGCTGGATAAGATTCTGGCCTATCAAGAATTTCCCGAATCTTTTATCCCCGCCTTTACTGTCGCCGACCTGCTGGCGGTGTTGCCGAAAGTCATGGAGGATGATGAGGGTGTTCCGTTCTACCTTAACATCCAATACAACCGCAAAGAATATTCAGAGATCAAATATAAGGGCGTATATGGCATCCTATGGAGTTGCTTCGGGGCGTCGCTCTTGAATAATCTTGTCGAAGCAGTTGATGGAGTGGTAACTAACGGATATGAATTAACCCTATGAAACTGCCTATCGAGGTTCACAACAAATTGATCCCGTTCAAGGGATTCAGTTGGGTAACATGGCTTGCATTCGCATTCACCCGCAAGCCGAAAGACCGACATTTGGACGAGACTACGCGCCGCCATGAAGGAATCCACTGCGCCCAGCAGATCGAACTGGCCGTGCTGTCCGCGGCAATCCTCCTGCCCGTCGCCATCAGCTACTCGTTCGCGTGGTGGGGCTGGGTGCTTACGGTGGTCGGCATTCTCTTCGCCGGATGGATTTGCTACGGCATTTCGTGGCTGATCGAAGTGATTATCCCGCCTTATCCGGGCGCGTACTACTACACCTGCTTCGAGACCGAGGCGTACAACCATGAGGATGATCCGGACTACTTGAAGCGGCGCATACCGTTCTGGGGCTGGATTTCCTGCATACCGAATTGGAAAGTCAAACACAAAAAAAACTAATTTATGAATACAGAAACGATGTTTTCATCTAAGACCGATTTGTGGGCCACACCACAGGATTTCTATGATAAACTCAATAGTGAATTTCATTTTACACTTGATCCTTGCGCCACCCCGCATAATGCTAAGTGTGTTAAATTCTACACCAAAGAGCAGGACGGGCTCCGAAAAGATTGGGGCGGGAATACTGTTTTTTGCAATCCGCCATACGGTCGGGATATATACGCATGGGTTCGTAAATGCTTCATGGAGGCACAAAAAATCAACACAATAGTTGTAATGTTGATTCCGGCGCGTACAGATACTCGATATTTTCACGAATTTATTTACCACAAAGCACGGGAAATTAGATTTATAAAGGGGAGGCTAAAATTCGGGGACCAAAAAAATAGTGCTCCGTTCCCGTCAATGGTGGTTGTATTTTAATCCATAAACTGTTTTAAAATTTAAGCACAAAGATAACTAACCATGAAAACACTTTATCTCTGGGTTTCAGACAAAGGCTGGACACCCTTTCAGTACAATGAACTTTCTGAATTATCCTCCGAATTTGAGGCGCGCAATATCAAACTGGGCTACGGGTGCGAACTGGGCGACGGGTGCGAACTGGGCTACGGGTGCAAACTGGGCGACGGGTGCAAACTGGGCTACAGGTGCGAACTGGGCTACGAGTGCGAACTGGGCTACGGGTGCAAACTGGGCGACAGGTGCGAACTGGGCTACGGGTGCAAACTGGGCGACGGGTGCGAACTGGGCTACGGGTGCGAACTGGGCGACTGGTGCGAACTGGGCGACGGGTGCGATGTTCCTAAATCGCTATTTATCAGCGCATCT